TTTTGGGTCTAAGTGGCCTCGTGTTGCTAAGATTAATAAGATTAGTCGCCCGTACTTGATCTATCCGGGTCAGGTTTTGCGTTATTGATAAATTAATATATTAAAAAATCGGCGTGTCGTGTTTGCGTGCGCCGATTTTTTGTGTAATATTTTTACGTCAACGTAAAATGTTGATAAATCAAGCAAAAAAGGAAATATAATGAGGAATATCAAAAAGACGTACGCCAGTAGCAAGGTCACGTATATTGATCGTGACGGAAAGCGGCAGTTTATTATTATTGATGGTAATATTCGCACTGCTGAGCAAGCCGTGAAAGCGTTGATGAAGTTCGGTTTGTATAATGTATTGGTGGATGGCATCAAGGTAACTAAAACGGTTTACGAAATGCCCGCCGCGACGTTTTTTCAGTACGCGACACCAATCAACGACAACGACAACGATAACGACAACGTTAACGACAACGTTAACGACAACGATAACGAGTAACAAAAAAAGGATACAATCATGACACAGGAAATTGAACAGATGAATGATACCACGAATGAGGCAATGGAAGCCGTTGTGAACAACTATCGGTGCATCTGCACAATGGATATTAGTACGTTCGATGGGAAACGCGCCATCATCAACGCGCGAAATACGGCGATATCGCTTGCATCGTTGGGGGATAGACCGTTGACCGTCACGGGCGCATACGTCACGCCGGGTGTCCGTTCCCAGACGGGGCAGAAATGCGCCAACGTCTATCTGTTCGCAAAGGACGGAAAGACGTATTTCAGCCAGTCCGAGGGCATTTATCGAAGCGTCTTGGACATTTTCGACATGTTCCCCGACTTCAACGCGCCGGACGGGCTCACCGTTGCCGTCAAGCAAACCGCGCTCGGCGGCGGTCGCTCGCTCAAGTCCCTCGAAATTAAGTGAAATACGAAAAAAGAGCGAAAAAAACAGGACGTTGAAACTGTATGAGGGTGCCATAACCGTTATGGCACCCTTTTTATTGTAGGTGGTGGTATGTATGCCCAGAGCACGCAAGCAAGCCGACATCCTGACGGCGAAACGCAAACGTGTGCGACGTGCGATAAACACGATACGCAAGAGCATTACACCGCGAATGCCGGAAAGTGAACGGCATGCGCGAACGATGTACGTGCAACGGCTTGAGACAAGCCTGAAACAGACATACGTCGGGCGTGTTCGGAACAGACAATTACGGGCCGAAGCATATGCGCGGGCGATGGAGAACGCCGATAAGCTGGTGCGGCAAGCTGAAACCGTGAAGGGCGGGGGCGGAAAACGTGGCGAACGACGACGATCGTTTATCATTTTTCGTCAGGAAATGCGCATGGCATCCAAGGGGGTGCCCTCGGCGCTGGGCGATCTTGGTCGCGAAAAAGTCAAAATCTTTTGGCGGTACACACAAAATATATGGCAACGTCCCGATGTACCGCCTGAGAAACGTTTGGAGGTCATCATGCGTGCTTATGGTGCTGACTCATTGAGTGAGTTGTTCGACGTTATCATGCAACGCAACGAGCAAGCCTTGCAATATGCCAAACGCATGCAATTGCACGTCGGTGAACTGGAAGACGCTATGGACGTTGACGGGGGTAGTCCGATATGGTTGTTGGCGGTGTCGCCGGACGTGGTACGGTGATGGGGAGTCGCAAGCCGTTTAGGGTTGCCGCCGTTTACGACACGGAGACGACTAATATACAAGCCGGCACCGAAACAAGGGCGTATCCGATATTGTATATATTTAATGATCTGCGCAACACGCCGATAGAGTCTTACGATGCCAGCGCGGACGACGTACGGTATTACCGACACGCCGACGATGCTCTCGCGTATATCGACGATCTTATAGAGTACGGTGCGATGCATGGTTACGTGCCGGTGATCGCGGCGTATAATCTGATGTTTGACATGCAAACACTCATGCTGGCATTGACGCAATCGTACACGATCAGCGTAAACGCGCAGACCGCCACAAGCGTGTACACGCTCGATCTATGCGTTGATGGGGACGTGGTGTGTCGTTTTTGGGATACGTTTTATCTGGAGATGGGCGGATTGCGTGCGATGGGCGAGACGTGCGGCCTCCCCAAGGCCGTGGGCGACTGGGATTATACGCTTGTACGCACGCCAAAAACACCGTTGACCGAAGACGAATTGTTTTACGCCCGACGCGACGTACAGGTGATACCGCAATATCTGCAATGGCTTTTGCGTGCCAATCACTGGTTGACCTCCGATATGCTCGGGAGCCGGGTACTGACCAAGACATCTCTTGTGCGGCAGATGGCGCGTCGCGAAATTGGCGGGCGGCGCGTCACGCTGCAAGGCGGCAGTAAAATCACATTGCGGCACGCGTTTGAAATGACGTGCAATCAGGAATTTCCGAAGGATTACAAGTCTTATGCGCTGCGCAAGGCATGTTTCCGGGGCGGCTTGACGTTTACGAGTGCGCAGACGGCCAATGTTGTCGTGGATAATGTCGCGTCGTTGGATGTGACATCGATGCATCACGCGTTTATCAACGGGCGTAGGCTACCCGTTAAATTCGCGCCTACACCGCCTGAATTGTTGCAGATCGCTTGTGAGCGCATTGCGGCCACGTCGCCTGATGACGTGTTGAGCCGTTATGATGACCCCTTTCGCATGGGCTTGCATGTCGCCGTGCGCTTTAGTAATTTGAGACTACGCAAAGGCACGTGTTTCGCGGCGTGGGGTATAGCGATATGCCCTCGGTCGAAATTCGTGCGTGCATTGCATGAGGATACTGATTATAGTAACAACGATCGTGCGAGGGCTCAGGATAACAGTATCCGTGCGCGTGGTTATGTGGACGGCGCCGTTAATCCGGTATATGCGTTCGGCAAATTGTACAGCGCCGATGAATGCGTATTGCACGTCAACGAGATTGAATTATGGGATGTCGCACAAGTGTATGAATATGATGACATGCGCGTATTGTACGGCGAAAGCACCACGAAAACCATAATACCGCCGGATTATGTCACTCTGCAATCTAACATGCTCTTTGCACGCAAAACCGATGTCAAAAACCTGATTAAGGGGTACACCGAGGGAACACCGTACGTGGGCGATATTCCCGACTCCATCCCCGAGGGTATCGCATGCGACGCGAAAACCGGCGAACTGAGTGTGAAATTTTTGCAGTCCTATTACGGGTCGACCGTCAAGGGGCAATTTAACGGCATATACGGCACACAGGCACAGGACGTGATGAAGCCTGATTATTGCGTGACGGAAACCGGCGAACTTGAAGTCGATAAAACCACTGTCTGCACTCCCGAGAATTTCGCTGAAAAACGCCCGAAAACACCACGTGTGCTATACACGTACGGCATGCGCATAGTCGCCGGTAGCCGCATGCACCTCATAATCGCCATGATGCTCGTATATATGCGGTTCGGCGATCGGGTCACGGTCACGGGCGGCGATACGGACAGTCTTAAGATACGGTGCGATGGCGACGTGAGCGATGCCGATCTGCTGGATTGTCTGCAACCGTTGCACCGTGCCATCGAAACCGCGATCGATAAGACCATGCGGCGTGTGCGTGTCACCGCGCCGGATATGGCGAGCACGTTGGAGCACGTCGGCAAGTTCGAGGTTGAGGACTGCGGCGGCGGCACGCGCTACGCCGAACACGTGGAACTGTGGAACAAAGCACGTGTTAGTCTGGACGGGAAAGGGCGCGTGCATGTCACTTGCGCCGGGCTCCCGCGCCCGGACGGCGTATACACCATTGAGGACTTCATAACCGATGTCATGCGTGCGGGGCACGGTTTCGCGGAAACCGTACAAATGTCGCTCGGTTATGACGTGTTGGCGGATTACGAGATATGTCACACCTTGCAACGCAATAGGCCGCATGCGTGCGATCGTTATATAGGTGATGTCACGGACTATCGCGGCGAGACGGCGCATGTGGATACACCGGAGGCCATTGGGCTGTATCCGTCCGGGCGATGGCTGGGCGAGTCCGACAAACAAGCGAATATGGAGAACATAACATATCTGCGATCTATGTATAATAGATATGTGAACACGACACCGCGCGAATTGGTTTTGCGGGATGGAACACCAAGGATTGTGAGCATGGATGGCGAAATATTATTATGACAGGCTTAAAACCGTGATATTGCCACGAAACGCAGACGTTAACATGATTATCGGCGCGCGCGGTTTGGGTAAAACCTACGGTATGAGAAAATACATGATAGAGGATTATTTGAAAAACGGGTATTGTTTCGCGGAAATTGCCCGTTTTCGCGAGGAAAACAACGACGCCGCCGCAGACTATTTCGACCGTATCATAAAAGACAATATTTTCCCCGGGTATGAATTTCGCACAACAAATAAAACGGCTGAAATACGACGGAAGAAAACCGGCAAAAAAGAAAACTCGTGGCGGACATGCGGTTATTTTATACCCTTGACCATGCAACAGCGAAAAAAGAAAAACACATACGTGGACGTGCGTAACATTTGCATGGATGAATTTATTATCGATAATGACGATAGATACCACACGTATTTGAAAAACGAGTTTGAACAATTGGCGAAAATCGTGGATACCGTGACGCGTGAACGCGCCGACGATACCGAGTCACGCAAACCAAGAATATTTCTGCTGGGTAACGCTTGCGACGCGTTCAATCCGTATTTTCAACGTTATGAAGTACCCCTCAATCCCGAGTATGGTCTGCAATGGCTTGACGGCAAAACATGTCTGTTCGACTACGTGCGAGACGACGACTATGCCGAACAAAAGGCAAAGAACACCGTTGCGGGGCGCATGTTGAAAAACAATGATGATATGACAGCGAAAAACAAGTTTCGGCAATTTGACACCGATTTTATCGAAAAACCGCATAAGCACGCGAGACTCACTTATGTGTTCCGCTGGTTTAAGCGGGAATATGGCGTATATGTTGATATGCGCTGTGGGTATGTTTTTCTCTCCACGAAATACGACGGCGGTACACATGTGCCATATTTTGCAATCACACGAGATGATAACAAGCTGAACTACCTCACTGCGAATATGGCTAAAGAGTTGATTAAAAATCTTACGTCGTATTACGCGTTAGGATATTTGAGATATGACATGGTGGAAACGCAACACGCCATGTTTGAAATGCTCAAGAATTTCGGTGTAAAATAAACACGGTGTATACGTGAGGTGCCATAATGGTGTCGCTAAAAACACATCGTCGATAACCACGGTTGACTCCGGCGACGGTGTGGCCGTGAGGGAAAAGCGTGCCGATTACCGTTATGAAACATGTCACAAGTATGCTAATCTTAAGTCGTGCCGGTTCGGTATTCGTTCGCCGGTACGACTTTTTTTCATATATGAAAGGAAAATAATGGATGACGAAACCACCGAGGAAAGGGACACCGCCGAGCGCGACGACCTCACACCCGATGAAGCACACCGTGTAGGCGAGTTCGACGACCTCCGCGACATGCTCACGCGTGTACTGGACAAGCTCGACGCGATGAACGAACGCATAGACGGCATCTATGATAATTTCACCGACTCCGTGGCGCAGATGATCGAAAACGGGGCGACCGTCAAGGAAACGGATGACGACGTGACGGAGGCCATCGCCGAGGCCGCAGCGGACGACTTGGAAAACCTCGATTACACACTCTAATACTATAGGAGGATATTATGGCAGTGGATAACGCGACCATATTGGACAAGGTGCGACTGAAAGGCACCGACGACTATCAGCAACGCATACCGAGCGCCACACAGACGGGTGTCGCGAACACCATGCGATATCTGTTCGACCCGATGAACCGCCAATACCTCAACGATTGCGTGTGGAACATGGTTAATCGTATCGGCTTAACGGTGATGGCGCAGAACGAGCCCTTCAAGAACCCTCTTGACGTTTTCAAAAAAGAGAACCTGTATTGGGGTTCGACAGTACAGGAAATTGCCGTGAAATGGATTAAGGCGCACGGATACAAGGACGATGCCGAAGAGCTGTTGAAGATGCACCGACCGGAAGCCGCCGTGTGGTTCTACGAGCAGAACCGGCGCGACCAGTACCCTATATCGTGGACGGATGACGAACTTCGACAGGCATTCGTGGACGATTTTGGCTTGAACCGTTTCATGGCTCAGATCATGGAGACCCCGCGAAACTGTGACAACTACGATGAAATGAATATCATGCTTGCACTGGTTCGTCATTACGAACAGAATCTTGGCTTCTACAAGGTTCACCTCGATGCCATCCCGTCCGATGAGACGACCGCCAAGACGCTTCTCAAGGCGCTTCGTTCGACGGCTGGACGTATGCAATTCCCCAGCGTACAGTATAACGCGCTCAACGTCACCGATATTCCCACGTACGCAAGTCCGCAGCAAATGGTGCTGCTGATCGAACCGGAATATCTCGCGTCGTTGGATGTCGACGCGCTGTCGTCGGTGTTTCAGCTGGATAAGGCGGATATCCCATATCGCATTATACAGGTGCCCTCGCTTGGTATTTCGGGCGCTGTGGCATTGCTTGTGTCGGTCGACTGGTATCAGGTGCGCGACACCGTGTACGGCACTACGCAGTTCTACAATCCGCAGACGCTGACCAACACGATGTATCTCAATCATTGGGGCGTTTACGGCGTAAGCCCGTTCACGCCATGCGCACTGTTCACGACCGACGCGGGCACCTCCATTAAGGTGGTCACACAGACCGTGACCGGTTTCACGCTGACCCCGGAGACGGATGAGGTCAAGGCGGGCGACGTGCTACAGCTCACCCCGAAACTCACGGCGACGGTGGAACCGACCGGCACCGGCATTGATGTCGCGCCGAACTCCGCCACGTACGAGGTATCTGCAAAACACGCGGCAGCCGATACGGGCGCTGAATCGGCGTTCGCCCTCGATGTCAACACGTTTGTCGACGATCAGGCACGTTTGCACGTGCAGCGTAACGGACTGACAACAGGCGACATTATCACGGTGACGGGTACGGCGACATACGTCAACCCGACCGGCGAGACGACGACGCGTACGGCGGATTGCACGTTCACCGTAAAATAGTGTAGCGTCGTAACATGCTAGTATCGGGGTACCGGGTAACACCGGCACCCCGATTTTATTTTGCTAAAAGAGGTATATATGAAATTTCCGCACTTGGATAATGCCACATCGTTTCCGGGCGCTGACGTGCACGTGTATGAGCAGTACGTCAACACATACGATTATAATATGTGGACACCGAAAACCAAGATAAAACTATGTCACGTGAAATGGCGTAACGACGGTCACGATGCCGTTAAGTTCCGCGACGACACCGCTCGTGATGCGTGGTTCGACGCACTGGACGGCGAGACCGTGCATCTTGACACCAGCATGTACATCGCCCGCGCCGACACGGACGGTATAAAAATACCAGTACCGTACATGACGGCTCAACGCTATAACTATATCGTGGTGGATTTTACGCCGGATATACTGCAATCACCGCTACAGCAATCGGATTGCCAGACAAGATATCACTATTACATCACGGATGTCACGGCAGAGGCACCCAATACGACCACCGTCGTACTGCAACGCGACATGTGGACGGACTACATCAATACGACGACGATAAACGGCCTGTTGCTGACTAGGGGACACGCGCCGTTGGTCGGGATGACACCCGCAAAGCTATTGGACAACCCGCGCGAAAACAGTGTCGATATGCTCGCGCCAGATGTCAATTACGGTGAGGCGAACAATCGTATCACCAACACCAAGACCACCGGTTTGACCGGCGGCGATAAATATATATGTTTCGCCTGTTCGTTCGGCGCGATCAGGTTGGAGGAGATGTCACGCACGCGCGGTACCGACGTGACCGGCGACGACCCCACATACGGAAGCGGTGATGGCACGGTATCATCATGGACATGGGGCGCGGGCGGTATAGACATAAGCGAGTGCCGCACGCGCGGAACGTCGTACGCGTCGCAACGCGGGCGTGTGCCGAACAACTGGACGATATTCGCGCTGCGCTCCCGGGACGTTACGGGGGAGTACATCAATGACCTGTTCGCGTATTACCCGCATATCGCCAATGGCATCAGTGCCTGTTTCGTGCTGTCCGAAGACATGTTCGCACGCGGCACCAGCGCCCCCGTCACGGTCAACGGGGTGGTATGGCAGACCGTGACAGACGCAGAGCGGTCTCTTGGCGACATTGTATTGTCACCAGACGACTTCGACATGCCCGCCGAGGTGGCCGATATCGCCAGACTGTACGTATCGCCTTACAGCGTGCTGGAGATAACGGATACTTGGGGCAAGTCCGTCACGATCAACGTAGAGGACTGCGGGCGGCTCGGCGTGCGGTCCCTGGTATCCACGGCGTACCCGCTTGTACGACAGGTGGCGTATCTTGACGGGTACGGGGCGGGCGGCACCACGCCACTTGTCGTGACCAATCTAACCGGCGAAACCGTAAGCGGACATATCCCAAACGGTGACGCACTCAGAACGCTCATATCGTATGACATCCCCACATATTCGCTGCAACGTCGTAACATTGACGCATACCGCAGCGCCAACTACAACCGCACGATCACGCAAGGCCGCAAAAACACGATAACCGCCTACGAAAACACCGCGCAAGCAGCCAACGCCGCTCGTGATAACGCCAACGTCAGCGCAGCCACGGCACGGGACAATACCGCACGCACGAACGCCGCGCAGACGGCCAACACCGCGCGTGGAGTCTTGCGTGATCAGAGGATATCAGATGAGACCGTTGATGCGCGTAATGACATACTCGATGCTGCGACAAAGCGCCTCGACGCTGACACCGAAACGGCGAACAGCAAAATAAGAACCGATCGTGACTGGGATGTAACACTTATGAACGAGACATATGTCACGAACACGCAAACGAACGCCATCACATCCGTCACCAGCATGATAGGGTCGGTCGGCGGTGCAGCGCTGTCCGTTGCGAACGGCGGTGCCGCCACCGGTCTCGCGACCGCCATTAGCGGCGCGGCGTTGCAAGGCTACAATACAGGTATCGCCATCACAAACAGCGAAAAACTCAATAAGGTGGCCAATGACGCGGCATATGCCAAGGCGGACAAAGCCACGTCGGCCAATACGCACCAGACGGCGCACGCCAAGACCCAAGCGACGGAAACGACGACACGCACCAACACGCAAACCGTGAAAACCATGCAACTCGCAACGGCGGCGGCCACCGATATGACCGCCAACACCGTCAACGCGTCCAACGGCAACGCCACGGCCTCATACAACACCGCCACCGGCAACGCGGCACGTACGCGCAACCAAGCCATACTAAGCGCGAAACGCACCATGCTCACAACACGGAGCAACGCCACCAACACATACGCGGATATGTACAATCAACCCCCCGCACCGGTCGGCGCGTACACGGGCGACCCGTGGGCGGACGAAATGGCGCAGAGGGCGTATACGATAAAAGTACGCACACAGACAAAAAGCGCGTTATTGCAAGCCGGTATGTACATGTTGCGATACGGCATAGCAAGCAACAAGCTCTATAACAGACCAAACCTCACGGCGTGCAGACATTACACGTATTGGAGGGCTGATGACGTGTGGCTCACCAACGACATCGCCCCCAACGACGCACTGAACGCGATACGCGACCGGTTCGCGGCGGGTGTTACAATCTGGAATGACCCCACCGAAATAGGCGGCGATTATCTCACCGAGAATATCAACTAGCAAAGGTACACATATGGGACGCAAACGTACACAAAAACAGCCGTTGACCCGTGCCGCAATGGGCGAAAAAGGGTCACCGGTGTGGCAACAGTCGCAACAGATCAATTCACAGGCGTATTTCATGGCATATTCGCAGATGCTCAATATCGCACTGTCACGTTTTCGGTGGCTCAATCTGCCGAAAACGTGCAACTCATGGTTTCTAGAATATAATTTGCTGTATTACGGATATGCCACAATCGCCTTTCCGCATAGCAAGCCCGGCGTGTTCTTCAGTACTCAGGCCGTTGTCAATTCCGACTTCAACGTGTACTACCGGCCTAGGAAATGGACATCCTACGGAATAAACGGGTGGCACTTCGACGTAAACAACTCCAACGGTGTCTTTATTTATAGCAATAAAGCACGTACGCCATTGGTGCCAACGCTTGAGTTTTTCGCGCATGAAATTGAAGATCTGTACATGACGCGACGACAGAACCGCTTTCACCAGAAAACCCCGTTTATTCTGGAGGTGCCCGCCGGACAGCAAACGGCGGGTGTCAACGTCATCAAACAAATATCAGGCGGTGAAATGGCTATCATGACAACACCCGGTTTCACGGACTCGATGAAGGCGCAAGTGCTCAGAACCGGCGTGGAATATATCGGCATGGAATTACAGAACGACATACAGAACACGTGGAACGCTTTCTACCAGTCGCTCGGAATCAAGAACCTACCCGTTAAGATGGAGCGGCAGACGGCGGATGAGATAAACGATTACGGTGAACCTACCGACCTCCGTGCACTGTCCGAGCTTGAGGAGCGCCGCGCCGCATGCGACATACTCAACACACGTTTCGCGCGATATCTGGACGCACCCATCGAGGTGGTGTGGAATCAGGACAACATAAGCCAAAACTATAATTACATGACCAACCTCGAAGCACTGGAGGACAACGACAATGGAGACATCTGACACGATATCGCCGTTTGTTCCGGGCGAAACCGCACCCGATTATCACGCCGTCACAACGATCACATTGGGGGAACTGCTCGTGCCCGGTGGCATTGACTGGACATCGCCGCAATGGTCGTGGCGTGATGACGCATACGACGACACACAATACGCACGATGCTGCACGAAGATCGAGAACCGGTATTATGACCGCGAACTAGGCGTAATGCCGCCGGGCAGATGGCGGCGGCACCTGTTGCGCCTCATCGCCGAAATAATGCCCGTACTCAAACCGCTCTACGAGCTTGCAGCCGGAAACCCCGGAATATTTATGTCGGATGCCGACACGTGGCACAAGACGCGGACAGTGTTCTCGGATTTTCCCGCGACACAGCTTGCGACCGGTCAGGATTACGCAAGCAACGCCACAGACATGGAGTATGAGACCGTGACCAACGGCAACTACATGGACAAGGTCAAGGCGATACGTCAAGGCGATTACGTGGATATTGACGTGATACTATTGGAGCACATAAACGCATGTTTCAGCCCATTATGGACTGTCGCCATAAACAACTATTAGGAGGCAAAAACACACATGTTCCCGTTACCCTTGTACAGCGTATGGCCGTACACGCCCGTAATACCGGCATTCTACTGGGACGCGAAAAGCACAGAGGAAATTATAAAGCATCTGGCGAGCGAATACGATCATATCACGGCGTATTTCGACACGCTCGCAACCGCGATCAACAAACTGAGTGCGGACATGCAAACGTTTGAAAACCGCGTCGAAGCGCGTGTCAGCGCGATGGAAAAAACATTGGCGGCATTGCTGGACAATCTTGAGCATGTTGGCGATAAAATAGTGATCTATGATCCCACACAAGGCACCTATGCAGACAGCAAGATAGCCATGCGCAACATGTACCGCGAACTTGCCGTGTTCGGGGCACGCGTCAACCAAGTCGCCACCAAGACCGTGGAGGACATGGCAAAACACCGAACCGACGAAACCGCCGCCGTCGGCAACCTCACCATATTCGACGACGCGACACCGCGCGTAACCGACCCGCAAACCGGCAACCCCTACCCGCCCATACAGTAAAGGAGAGACACCATGTCCGCCACACCATACATACAACTGCCACTATATGACACCGGGTCGGTCGCCGACCTACGCGACGCATACAACCGCAGCATGCAACTCATAGACAAACGACTGCACCAGCTCGACATACAAATACAAATACACCACGCAACCGACACCCGCAAGGAGGCATGACATGGCCAGCACAACCGATAATTTCAACCTCGATCTATACGACACCGGCGACCCCGCCGCGTTGACCGACCAATACAACAGCGCAATACGCACGATCGATGCAACACTATTGACAATCAACGGCAACGCCACCACCGCACTCAACAGCGCCAAACAAGCGATAGCGGCAACACAAACCATAAACAACAACCTCACAGCACTGGGCGTAACCGACAGCAACACAGCAAGCGCCCTAAAAAACAAAATAGACACCACCGCAAGCGGACTGGCCGTTACAACCGAAAAAGCGAATAACGCACTTAACCGCTTCGACGCAATCGGCTGGGACACCGACGAAAAAGCGCAAAACTGGGTAAACAATACCGACAATAATATCAACAACACCAATCAAACACTAGCCGCACTTAACGCAAGTAACCCGACGGACGCAAAAAAACTACTGCACAACATCTATGACGCAAGCACCGGCGATATATCCACAGTCACAGGCATGACCATACAAGCTCGGTTCATCACACACAATTACGGCGCACAGTCGACACTTAAACATGGTGACATCGTGTATCTCGGCTGCAATAACATCACCTCCGAGGGCGGACAGCCGAAAATCGTAATCGTTGACATGGGCACCAACACGATAACCACCGACAAAACAATCAACGCGGGTCACTTCAACGATATGGCATATATCGACGCAACCCCCAGCACGCCTATATGGGTCGCACCCATCACGTTAGACGGGACAACCGACTATACCGGTATACTGGCGTACGATAACAATTTCAACACCAGCGTCAACATACCCATACCGCTACACGGCATAGCCGGTATCACCAAAGACCCGATCACCAACAAAGTATATTGCATATGCCGCGGCACCCCGAACATTTACGAAATAAACATGACCGACTACAGCACCACTATCATAGGCACCCGCCCAATGGGTGACGACTTCATGGGACAGGGCATCAGCGCATACAATAACAAAATCTTCGGCTACACAACACGCATGTTCGCATACCTCTACGACATACGCACCAAGACATTGCAATGGTACAATTGTATGGGCACCGATCTACTCATGTCGAGACGTATCGGCGAATACGAGGCCGGCGAATTTGACGACGAAGGCAATCTATGGGCATGCGCCCGTTCGATCTGCAATGATGATGCGACATCATATCTTAATTGGGGCGGTTGGATATCGTTCCCAAGTAACGCAATCCCGCACACAATAGGCGGACACACCGCAAAAATCGCACAAACGATAGAAATAACCGCCGATTCGCTTAAACCAAGATTCACAACAATAAACCAGATATGCAGTGTGTTCGAAGTCGCTACAATGATAACCAAACCCAACACGATAAAAATATCCACAACACTAAACGATGCCGAACACGGACAATTGCGACTAACTGGATATTTAGTGATCCTAGGCGACTACACATGTTTCAAACTAATGCCAACCGGTTTCGGTGGCCTCCGAGTACCCAGCACCGGAAAAATAACAATTACCAACTCTGGTACACAGATAGAATGCTCAGACCGTTGTGCATCATTCACTTACATGGTTACACCATCACTAGCCCCGAATGACATAGTACAATATCGCAACGGCGGTTGTGTGCTAAACCTAATAGTATGCGGCAACGCGCGTGGTATGCAGATATCTAATACCATAATCGAGACGGAAAACAATAAAATATATTTCGGCCCCACTAAAGTACTCTGATAATAATATAACCGCCCGGCAATATTGCCGGGCGGCTATATTTTTATTTCAGATCGTAAATTCTTCACCATAGTCCGCATAATGCAGCTCAAGATAGGCGTTGAAAAAACGCTGAGCAGAACACGGGCTAAGTTCTGCATGAAGCTCTTCACGAATATCATCGTCCATAAGAGCAACCGCCGCATCAAAATCAACTTCACGACCGTTCCAGTCAACAACCTTGCTCATTTTTTCTGCTCCTTTTTATGTCGTTTTTTCTGACATCACTAATAATACCACACCACAAACACGACATGTCGAAAACACGACAATTCCTTAACGCACACACTCACGTAGCACACAACACCGCACATGTCAACCAGCCCGGCG